GCTCTCGTAATGTCCTCTGGCCTCTACAGCGGCGTATCTGGCCTTGCGCTCGGCACCGGGCTGTACAAGGGCGTCAGCGGACTATGGGGCGGCGCGAGTGGTCTCATCGCAGGTGGGGGTGTCGCCCTATCGCTAGATTTCCTAGTCGGCAATACCCTTGACCCTCGCGTCACGTTCATCCGCACGTCAAACGCCACACTGGTTGATAACACGGGACGCGTGACCTACGCGCCAAACAATCTGCTACTGCGCTCGCAGGAGTTCGACGTTACTTGGGCAGCAACGAACAGCACCGTTGTTCCAACAAGCGTAACGACTGCCCCTGACGGAACGTTCACCGCCTACAAGCACATCCCTAATGAATTTGATGAGGATGGGCTACCCACTATTATGGGCGTGGGCGCAAGTGAAACTCGCGTGTTTCAAAACGCAACAGCCATAATCGGTGCAAAATACATATACTCTATGTACGCCAAAGCGGGCGAGTTTGACCAAATTCAATTTGCTCTTATTGCTACACCGACAGTAACCGCAACTTTTTCATTGACTTTAGGTACGGTAGTTTCTGGGTCTGGTAGTAATATATCTATTACTTCTGTAGGAGATGGTTGGTATAGATGTTCATTTACTGCCACTTCCGGTGTTAATGGCGCGTTAGCGGTAAGATGGTCAGCTGAAGATAGCACTGTTGTGAATGGCGACGGCGTCTCTGGCATTTACGTCTGGGGTTCCCAGATTGAAGCGATTACCTATCAGACGTTGCCTTCTACCTACGTGAAGACGGTTGCATCGACCTACAATGGCCCGCGCTTTGACTACAATCCCTTCTCGCTGGCCCCGTTGGGTCTGCTGATTGAAGAGCAGCGAGCGAACTTGGTACTGCGGTCACAGGATTTTGACAACGCAAGTTGGTCAAGAACAGGTAGCACCGTCACTGCAAACGCAACGACTTCTCCTGATGGCACAACGAACGCCGACAGAGTAACGGCTAACGGCGCTTCTAGCGCACACGTCGTTCAACAATCCTTCACATACACGGCGGTAGCACACACACTTAGTGTTTACGCCAAGAAAGATACGAACAACTTTGTGCAGTTGCGCTTTGGGGCAGCGGCTGCTTCTAATGGATTTGCAAACTTTGATTTAGATACTAGCACTATTGGCACAATCGGTGCTGGTCTATCTGCGGCTTCGATAACGCCAGCGGGTAACGGATGGTATCGCTGCACCATTACCGGGACGACTACAGCTGCAGTCAGTAGTAATTTAGGTTTTTACATAGTGACTGACGCAACCGCATCTAACGGACAAAGTAACACGCTGAGCACGTCGCTTTTACTCTACGGCGCGCAAATTGAAGTCGGGTCGTTTGCCACCAGCTACATCCCCACTGGGAGCGGTACAGCCACGCGCGCGCCTGACATTGCAACGATGACAGGCACAAACTTCTCTAGCTGGTACAACGCTAGCGAGGGGTCGTTCGTTTCTAGCTTTGAAGCATCACCTAACCCTTATACGACTTATGTCGCCGCTTCTAACGGCGTCGTCGCCCAGAACTCCATACACATGGACAACGACATTGGCGGCACCATGCGTGTGCCGTACTATTCGGGATCATCCCCATCGGCAATTCTTTCGCTGGGCGCTATTGGCACCATCGGCGCGGTAAATACCATAGCCACAGCCTACAGGGTCAACGACTTTGCCGCATCCCGGAACGGTGCGACAGTGGTCACTGATCCAGCAGGCGCATTGCCTGTTGGCGTTGTGCAGCTTAACATTGGCGCAGACCCTAGCGGCGCGGCAGTGAACGTCAGCAACACCCACATCCGCGACATCACCTACTACAACTCACGTCTTACCAACGCGCAGCTACAGGAACTCTCGGCTCCGCTATTGGGTCCGTCTCTTAGCCTTGATTTCTTGACCGGCACGTTGGACAGCCGCATCACGTTTACCCGCTCCACCACGGGGACATTTGTGGGTAGCGATGGCCTGATCCAGACAGCGGCAATCAACGTCCCGCGCTTCGACTATGATCCCACCACGCTTGCTCTAAAGGGTCTACTGATTGAGGAGCAGCGAGCGAACTTGGCCACATATTCCCAAGAGCCGAGCAATGTGGCGTGGAGCAAAACCAGATCCAGCATCACGGCAGATGTGATGACCGCGCCAGACGGAACGCTAACCGGCGACAAACTAGTTGAGGACACGTCTGCCACCAACACACACAGAACATCTGTCCCCACTATCAGCATGACCTCCGGCACGTCGTACACTTTTTCAATTTTTCTGAAAGCAGGCGAGAGAACCTTTGCAGTTGTTTCTCTAAGCGCAACGTCTGCCGGAAGTGCTTTTGGTCAAAACCCTGTGCTTTTCGTTGATCTTTTGACGGGTGCGATATCAAGCGTTTCGGGAACAGTGACCGCATCTTCCGTAGTCGCCTTTCCGGGCGGATGGTGGCGTGTGTCGGTTAGCGCACTAGCTACTTTGACAACGACAAACAGCCCAACTGTTTTTTTGGCAGTGTCAGGCAGCAGCAATGTTTACACTGGCGACGGCACGTCTGGACTGTTCCTGTGGGGTGGTCAGGTCGAAGCCGCACCTTACGCCACCAGCTACATCCCAACGGTGGCCTCCACGGTCACGCGCGATCCTGACACCGCAGTGATGACGGGGGCAAACTTCACATCGTGGTATAATCCCAGCGAAGGATCGATTGCCGTCACCGCCAGTAGCTTCCGTAGAACGGCGGGGTCTGCTCGCAATTTTCAATTTGATAATGGCACAAATGAATATATCATCGGCACCTTTGGGGATATTTTACTTTTCTTGAATGACGACGCCGTTCCTTTCTCTATCGAAATTACTCCCACACCTCCGGTTCCTCTCGATGGCACGGTGTATAAGTTTGCATCTGCATGGAAAGCAAATGACTTTGCCAGCGTCACAACAGACGCTGTGGGAACAAATACGGGCGCGCCCATACCGTCTAATATAAGTCAACTGCTTCTTGGTAGCGCGACTGGGGGCGGTAATCTTAACGGCCACCTCCGCAACATTGATTACTATTCGACACGTCTTACCAACGCGCAGCTACGGGCACTCTGAACATGATTGACCTTTATCTTAGGGCCGACACCGAAGCAGAAATGCTTCTTGCGCTGACCGCTGCGAGCGTCATTAACGACAAAGGTCTCCCAGTGAGAGGCGTATCAGTCGATCATATCGGGCCGTTCATGAGCCTCAACGGCTACGATGCGGACGGCGAACCGATCATGGTTCTGTTCCCGGACTGGCACACGAACCTGCGTCTAATGGAAGACATCGACACCTCGGCGCTTCTGGCTTACATCATAGACACCCCGGCCACGCCATATCGGGTCTGGGCATAATAGGAGTAAATATGATTACTCGTGCATATCAGAATTCCAAGGGTGAGCGTCAGGAGGTCTCGATGACTGCTCAAGAGTGGGAGGTTCTGACCGAAGATCAGCGTCAGGAGATGCTGGGCTTTAAAGCTCCCGCCCCCGCTCCTGCTCCTGTCCCTGTCCCTGTCTCCGCCCCTGTTGCTAAGCCGAAGGCCAAGGGCAAGTAATGCGCGGGCGTAAGGAATCGCGCGTGAATGCAGCCGGTAACTACACGAAACCGGGCATGCGCAAAAAGATGTTTGAAAGCATCAAGGCTCGTGCGGTCCAAGGCACCGGGGCAGGGCAATGGTCCGCGCGCAAAGCACAGCTTTTAGCCAAGAATTATAAAGCCAAAGGCGGCGGCTATGCCGATTAGAAAGCCCCAGCAGTCCCTCAAGGACTGGGGCGATCAGAAGTGGACAACGAAGTCTGGCAAGCCGTCGAGCAAGACCGGCGAGCGCTACCTCCCGCAGGCTGCGATTAAATCGCTGACTCCGAGCGAATATGCTGCTACGACGAAGGCCAAGCGCGAAGGCAAAAAGGCGGGTAAGCAGTTTGTCGCTCAGCCTAAGGCCATCGCCAAAAAGGCGGCAAGATTTCGATGAGCACTTCGGGCACATATAATTTCGGCACGACCGAGCAGATCGATATCATCACGGAAGCCTACGAGCGCGTGGGGCGGAATCCTGCGTCGCTGTCCTCCAACGATATTGACAGCGCCCGTCGCTCGATCAATTACATGTTCTCCGATTGGGCGAACAATGGCCCGAACCTGTGGGCCGTTGATCTGCAGTCGATTGTTCTGACCCCGGGCACCCTTTATTATGATCTGCAGCCTCGCACGGTGTCACTGCTGCAGGTCTACACGCGAACCCTATCTGGTGGCCAGAACCTTGACCTGATGATGTCGCCAATTAGTCGGGCTGAGTATGATGCCATTCCGTACAAATCCCAGCTTGGCGAGCGCCCGTTCCAGTATTATTTTGAACGCACCATCACGCCGCGCATCTACATCTGGCAGGCGCCGCAAAGCGCAGGCGTCACGCTCTTCTATCATCGCATGAAGATTCAAGAGGATGCCGGCGCATTTACGGACAGCATGGACGCGCCGAACCGCTGGATGGAGGCAATCGCCGCCGGGCTCTCAGCCAAGCTGGCCGTGAAGTTTGCGCCTGACCGTCTACAGTTCCTTCAGGGCCTAGCCGATGGCGCCTATGATCGCGCTGCTGCGGAAGACCGTGAGCGCGTGCCGCTTCGCATCACCATTGATCCCACCGGAGGCTACTGATGCAGTACGCATATGGACGTGGAAAGAAGCATCGGACTGGGCCTGAGTTCGACGCAAAGGATCCAAAAGCTATCGCAATCTGCGATGGCTGCGGCTTTCTCGTGCAACACACTCACCTCCGGGAAAAGAAAGACTATCGCGGCGGCTCAACTCCGGTTGGGTTGAAGATCTACGTTTGCGCCTCGTGCGACGATGTTCCGCAGCCCTACTTCAGCCGCCTGCTGCTGCGACCCGATCCTGTGCCGGTGAAGAACCCCCGTCCCGATTCGCAGGATGCGCAGACGGACGCTCAGGAAGTGACTGCCAACGCTTTCTCGCTTTACCTGAATCAGCTATACGGATTGGCGTGATAAGTTTCGCACTCAGCGGGACTGACGGAGGAACTTTCTGATGGCCCAGAGCGGCTTCACCCCCATCCAGCTCTACCGTTCGACCACTGCGGCTGCGGTGCCCTTGGCGGTCAACCTCGTGGCCGGCGAATTGGCGCTCAACCTCGCCGACGAGAAGCTGTATTTTGAGAACGCCAGTGGCGTCGTCAAGGTGCTGGCGGACTCGACATATATCGGCACCGTCACCTCGGTGAACGCCTCGGGCGGCACGACTGGCATGACATTCAGCGGCGGCCCAATCACCGGCTCGGGGACGCTGACCCTGAGCGGAACGCTG